AACTCCATCAGGTCATCGCTCGCGCCGTAGACGATGACAAGCCCAGCAGCCTTCGCCGCATCGGTGAGCGTTTTCGGGATGCGGACGGGGTATTGGATGCCGTTCAGTTGTGCGGCCAGTTCTTTTGCGTTCATGCCGTCGTTTCCTTTTGTGCTTTCTCGTTAGCTTCCAGCGCTTCAAGCGCCCATCGCAACGCGAGTTCTGTCCGCGGGCGTTCTTCGTTGTTGGCAATCGCCCAGCGGAGTTCGTCTTTCAGTTCGGCAAGGTCTTTCATCACGCCCCCACATTGATAGCAAACACCCGCACCGGCTCAGGCCCGAAGTGCGGATGCAGGATTGTTCGTTCGACATAGCCGCGCCACGGTTTGATGATGCGGCGTTCGTGGTCGTCGGCCTTGGGATAGCCTTTAGTCAGGATGATTCGACCGTAGTGGCGATGCTTCAGGCGCTTCGTCCAGTACTCGTTGACCAGTCGGTATTCCTCGACCTTCGCGCCGCTGCGGATTGCGTCGAAGTATTCGGATTTGAGGGGTAGGACTAGGGTTGGTAGGGTCATGATGCTTGCGTCGAGAACATGTCGATGGTGCGGGTATCCCTCTCCGCTTCCGCTTCGAGCGGCCCGATGAACTTAGCGTGATCGGCCCAGTCCTTCGCCAACTCTTCAGCGTGAGCCGATGGCGCGTACGGCCACTTGATGACGACTGCCTCAATCGTCGGCGCTGCCGGTCCGCTCTTCTGCGTGATCTCCGCAAAGAACGCATTCAGTTTGTCAGCAAGCACTTCGGCCTCTCGCTTGCTCGGTGCTGCAATGATGTCGTCCGGGCCTTGGACGTGGACGGCGTATAGGGTCATGGTTGCTCCGTAGGTGGTGTCGGCAGTGGCATCCAGTGCGTCCAATCCTGATAGCCACCCTCCCAGTCCATCCAGCCATCGAATCCGTCGGAATCGTCTTGGCCGATATAGCGACCGTCCGCATCTCGATACTCCCGGGTGCCCCCTTCCTCATGCAGCCATTCGCCTACTGAAACCATTCCGGGCTTGGATAGGATGATCCGCGTTCCGTCGCGCGGTGCTGTTTCAATTGCCTGCCATACGCTCATCACGCCTCCTCGTTCCGGTGCTCAGCGGGAGGCGCGGGCATCGGCATCCAATGCGTCGGCGAGATCGCCCAGCAGTTCGGTGGATCCTCGGCTTCCTCGGGCGTTTCGAACCAACCAGGCTCGGCATCGTCCGGATCTTCCCAATACTCGTCGATGTACGCTTGAGACATCCATTGGCCGCGAACCGTGCGCCATTTACCAAGGACGTTTGAATATCCGAGTAACAGGGTTCGGCCAGTCTTTGGAGCGGTTTCAATCGGTTGCCATTCAGACATTCGTTTTCTCCTTGGTGGATGCGATAGCGGCGTCGATGGCTGCTTCATACGTGTCCCCTGACGCAATCAAAACGCCGCCTCGATAAATCGCGCATCGATTGCTGACGCCAACAAACATGATTGCTATGCCAGGATCATTGCGAAGGCGCATTTCCGTGCGCCACCGCTCCGCATCCGCCTTCATCGCCCGAATATTCGCGTGAATGCTGCCGACATCGGGCAAGCCTTCTGCATCGGGCGGGAACTCGCTGGCGTAGGCGATGCGGGCTGCTTCCAGTTCGGCGATTCGCGCCAACAACGGCGCTTCTGCCGCTTGCCACACTTCAAGCCTGCCAGGGAATGCGTGACCTTCTCGGGATTCGTACTCGTCTCGCCATGATTCGAAGCGTTGTTCTTGGTCGGTCATCACTGCCCCTTGGCGCTCGCCGCGATAGCATCGTTGATCTGCCCCATGAACAGCCAGTAGCGGCCTGACTCCATGCAGCCGCCAGCAATCTTCTCGATCTGTTCGCGGGACAATTTCCCCTCCCCATCCCCTTCCACCTTCCGCAAAGACGCCGCATACAGCGTAGCTAGTTCGGTCTTGGCGGTGAGTTGGGATTCGAGGTCCGCTTGCTGTCGGCCGATTTTCCAGAACGGCGCGAGCCAGTGATCGTCGCTCGGCGGCGGATTGGTGTTCTGGTAGCCGAATGCCATAGCGCCGTCGATCTGCTCGCACGTGAGCTTGCGCTCCATCAGGATTTGCTCGTTGGTTCCGCGCGGCGCTTGCGTTATCGCCTCCAACTCCGCGATGCGGGCGTGCAACTCCGCGATTTCGTCGAACCGCCGATCGCACAGTGCTTCGAGCGCACCCGCGCGAGCGTTGGCGGCTTCGAGGGCTGTGACCGCGTCAGAGATTAAATTCTTGGCAATCGGCGGCGCAAGAGAATCGCTGTAATTGCTCATGCGTTTGATCAGGTCAGTCATTACCATGCCCTCGTGATGATCTCGTGGTGGCATTGGCCGCAGTTGAATCCTTCGCTGATGCTCATGCCGCCGTCGATGTCGCGTCCACGATTCAGCTCGCGAACATCGATCGGCAGGTACTCGTTGACTGCGCCGCAGTGACGGCAGGTGACTTGCTTCGCCAGCTTCGGGTCTTGGCCGATTACTTTGACTGTCATTTCGATTTCCCTCCTTCGCTGTCGCTTGCTGCGAGAGCGCGGATCTCATCTGCGCACGCGCCTACTGCGGTTGCCTGGCCGATGCAACGATCTTTCTCGTACCAGTCCTGTTTCTCGTCGCAGACCTTCTCTGCTTCCTCCAGCGCAGCGCGGCGTACAGCCTTACCGAAAGCAATCACGTCTTCGTCAACGTTGCCCACTGTCGGAATCGAGCACCAAAGTTTGTACATCTGTTCGTCACTCATGATTGACCGCCTGCGGCATGGGCGGATTGCAGCAGGGCGCGGAGCGCGTCGGCATACGTCTGTGCTCGCGCATGGTCGATACCGTTCTCTGCTTGTCCTGCCTCTAAGATCATTGCGAGACGGTTAAGCGTGTCGCGCTGCTCATCCGTCAGCGGCTGCTCGACTGACGGTGCTGGCGCTTTCGGCGAGGTGGCGGAACCGCATCGTGGACAGCGCGCGCCTATAACCGTACTCATTCCGATATAGCCACAGCCTTCGCAGTCGGTAGAGTCTGGGGGCGCCCCCTCTGCATTGGCGCGGTACAGATCGACTTCAAGCCGCAGCACTTGCGCGGCCTTCTTCACACGCTCGATAGCATTGATGCTGACGTCTTGATCCGGCGCGTCGTCGCCGAGGATCGTCGCGTAGACCTCTGCAAGCGTTTCAGTCATCCGCTTGGCGACGTATGCGTCCTCGCTCACTGCCGCTCCGGTAGTCAGCGCATCGACGGCTGGCGCTGACGGTGCTTGCGGGGCGGCGTAGACGATGCGAATCCCGTATTCGTGCTTGTTGCGAATCGCTGATTCAAACTCCTTTTGCGAAATATCGACCCATAGAGACTTGTCAACGTTTCTCTGATAGATCAGCCCATCCGCAGCGGCGTCAGACGGCTGGGCGTGCAAGAACAGTTCGCGCACCTCGTACGCCCAATCGTGCAGAAGCGGAGTTTTACGATAATCGGCCGCTTGCTCGGCGGCGCAGTCAATCCACGCCGACCACTTGCCGCCATGCCAAGTGGGCTTAGTCCGATACTGATACAGCGCTGGCGCAGCGGCGTCAGACGGCTGGGCGAGAGCGGCGCGGTACTGCATCGGCTCCTTGCCGATAGCGCGGCGAAGCGACTCGACCCTTTCCGGGTCACCGGTCCATGCGCGAATGAATTGCTCGCCGTTGCGCTCGGTGCCGTTGTTTTCGGCGAACCAAATGTAGATGTCGTTGCTCATATTCGTCCTCAGTCCAGTCCGGTTTCGTCCGGCGCATTGCGGACCATGCGCGCCATGTTCTCGAATGCCAGCGCGAGTTCTTCGCGGCGATTCTTCGACTTCGGCAGCCAGAACGTCACGGCGCTTCGGTCATCGTCCATTGGCGGGTGATGAAGGCGTTCGCTGCTGTGCAAGATCAATTGCACCGCACTGTAGGTCAGGCCTGTGTTGCTGACCTTCTCGATCAGAACGACCTCGTCCGTCAGTTCTTGGCTATAAACGTTGATTCGCATATTCGCGCTCTCACTCGCCGGCCTACGCCGACCTCATTGTTTCCGCGCCCCGCCTATCGGGGATGGCGCGGAGGGGGTTAGGCTGCTTTGCGTTCGGCGACCGACTTGGGCATCTCGTCTTTGTCGATGGTCTTTTTGAAACCGATGCCTGCCGCGACATGGAACACGATGATTCCCTCGGGGTTCATGAATCCCGGGGCCGCCTGGCTGCCGAAAAGCGCAAGCTCACCTAGCAGCAGTTCTGCATTCATATCTGAGAAATTTCCTCGCCAGAGTGTCGGGACGACATGGCAGCAGAGTGGGCGGACGGCCGGATCGTCCCAGCGCGAGACGTTGAATAGAGCAAACCGCTTTTCCTGCAGGCCGTAGGTGCGTTGGATGCCAGAGCCGAACCATTCGCCAAAGTGGCGACCGGGGCCAAGGTCAACAAGTTGTTCTGCCTTTTCAACAACCCAGCGCGCAAAGCCAGCGTTGTCGTTCTCGGGTGTTATGAAGCGTGTGCGCGACTGCGCGTAGATGTTCATGTTGCCGACCTTGGCAATCGAGTTAGGCGGCATGCCGAGTTTGTGTGGCCCATCTAACAGCGAACTATCTTCAATCACGACCGCAGCATTGGTGCCGTCGATTTTCTCGGTCACGATAACTTCGCGCGACAGGCGGGCCATTTTCGGGAATTCAACGAAATCCATTCGTCACCTCGGGAATAAAAAGGGCCGCCCAAACTAGCGCGGCCAACACGCCGGGGAGGCGTCGTACTCTTGATGGGGCCGCTGCACCGGCTTACGCGGGAATGCGCTCTATGGCCGATCCGATGCGGCGCTGCGGCGGTAAAGTTAGGCGGCTTGCTTGCGAAGTTCGTGCTCGTAGTGGTCGACAAACACGGCGAACTCCCAGAGGTCTTTTTCCATCGCCTCGATGAAGTTGTCGTCCCTCTTTACTTCGACCATCGTGAATTGCTTGCCGACAGACGCGAGCGCCGGGCAGTACAGGCCCACGTGCCACCAGTTCTTGCCGCACAGCCACATACCGCCGTAAGCCTGCTCCTGCACTTCTGACACATCGTGTTCAAGTACGATCGCACGGAGCTTGTCTGGAGCGAGGAAGCACTTGTATTCACTGCCGCCATCAGGGTCGATCAGGCCGTCCGCGCTGCACCCGAAGCGTCCGTCCTCTGTGCGAACGAATCCCGCACGCTTGACGAACAGACCGGTCATGGCTTCATGCTCCATGCGAGCCTCAGGCTCTAAATCCCGTCCGCGACGCATTTGCCACGTTTCGAATCCCTCATCTAGCGGCGTGCCGCTGATGCGCTCGACAGCGAGCCGAAACGCGTAATCCTTCGCTGCGTCCGACCAGTCGCCGATCTTTTCACCCCTCAGCGCGCGCTCAATGATGTCCGAGCGCGGCAAAGTCTTGTAACCAGCGGCTTCTGCTGCCGCCTTCTCCGGAGTCCCAGCGATGCGCAACGCGACGTATTGCGCTTGTCGATCGTCCAGACACCCCACCTTCTTGCGAACAGTGGAGAACATGCTGGCGGTAATGCAGCCGGCGCGAGCGCGGAACCATTCTTCTCCACCCTGCGGACACTCGATAATCTGGACGCCCATCATTGACCTCCTTCTGCTGCGAGTTGACGCTGGAATTCCGCCTCCAGTTCGGCATCGTCGGCGCCGGGTTCGCGCGACGGCGGCTGGTCTGCAGGTGCTGCCGCAACCTTGGCCGGGAGCGTCTTGCTCTTCTCGGCCATTGCCGCCTTGAAGGCATCAGATGCGCTAGCGTCCTTCGCCGCATTGATTTCCTTAACGCCTCGCTTCCAGAGCAAATCGAACTGATCCCGGCCCATCACTGCCTGCGCCTCGGCAACCAGCCGGACGCCAAGTGCGCTCAAAACGGGCTGGCTTGGCTCGTCGTCGTGGCGATACTCTTCCGGCAAGTCCTCGATGTCCTGCGTAAAGATGTCCGAAGCCGCCGTGACGTTTAGCGTCATGGCGATCTTGGCGCGCTTGCAGGCCATCTTCAGGATTGTGTTCGCCTGGTCGGCGGACTCAGTGCGAATCTGCTGTTTCTTCTCGACTTTGTTCTGCCACTTGGAGAACTTCAGGCGACGCAGATTTTCGGGCGTCACCTCAAATTCCTCGGCGCAGATCGCCGCGCGCCACTTGTACTTTTCCTCATGCGAAGAGCACTCACCCATACCCTCGCCCAGCACAACTCCGCTCACCTGGTGGACGCCGATGCAGCGCACACGAAAGCGGGCCATGCCATCAACGGTCAAGTCCTCGATTTCGTATTTGTCGGCAACGCGGAACGTCACGCAGAGCACCTCCGCACCCGGCTTGTACAGCGACGGCTTTTTCGTGCCGGGAATCACGCCGTAGTGCGTTTCGCTCTTCATGATGGAGCGCATCACTTCCTGCACCAGATTCACACGCTGGCGAATCTCCATGGCGGAAAACTGATGCACTTCGGCGGACACGATGCCGGCGCTCTCGCGACGCGGCATTTCGATGATTTCATTCACGCTGCTTTCTCCGTTTCAATCGTGTCCGGAAACTCGATGAATTCGATCTTCCCGACCCAGTTGCATGCCGTCTGGTACGTCACGGCGTAGTGACTGGCCACGAGCTTTAGAATTTCAACGTCGCCGGGACCGTTCTTGATGAAGTCGACACGCTCGCGGCGCTTCTGCTCTTCTTCGTCCGCGCGCCGCTTCTCTTCCTGCCGGCGCGCCTCTGCTGCCAGCTTGCGTAACGCGTCGATAGCCGCGTTCTCGGTGATCGCCTCGGCGTGGTCGGCTTCAAGCTTTGCTGCAGCCTCGGCGCGTTCCTGGGCCTCGCGGGCGATTCGTTCCTGCTCTGCCCTTGCGGCGGCGATTTCCGCCTGCTGGCGATCGATCTCGGCCTGTTGCGCTCGCATCCGCGCTTCGTGCTCAGCTTGCTGCTGGCGCATCGCCTCGGCGGCACGCTCTTGCGCTGCACGCTGCTCTGCAGCGACGCGCTCACGTTCGGCTCGGTCCATCGCTTCCCGCTGCGCCCGCTCAACCGCTGCTAAACGCTCCTGCTCGGCCAGTTCGGCACGCTGACGCTCAAGCGCCTCACGTTCTGCTGCGATTCGGGCCTGTTCCGCCTCATGGGCTTGCTGGGCGATTAGCGCCTCGTGCAACTTCGCCAGCGTCGCAACTTTCGACATCTCCGCCTCACCCGCCAGCTCTTGAAATTCTTCAAGCGTGATCTCGTGCGCAGACAGTTTGTCAATCGCGCCTTGTATTTCGGAGGCCGACTTGCCCATCGCGAAGACAATGCAATCCTTGATTTCGTCGATCTTGGCGCGGATGCCGTCGACTCGCGCTTTCTCCGCTGCGGCTTTGGCGGCTTTCTCGGCCTCGCGTTCCTTGTCCCACGCGTCCCGCAATGCAAGCAGACGGGTCTCTTCGGCTGAAATAATCGCGACCCGGCGCTTTACCTCGGCGATTACTGCCTTCTGAAACGCGTTGGCATCCTCGCGGGCGACTTCGCCTGTCTTGGTCGTCGCGATTCGCGCGTTCCCCAACTCCATCGCTGCGGCGTGACATTGCTGTCGAGCGGCGGGGTTCTTGATCTCTACGATGTCCACGTACTTTTTCGATAGCGCGATCAGGGCTTTCTCGCCCTCATCGGCGCCAAGCGCTACGGCTGCGCGCTCTGGCACGGTCAACTCTTTTGACTCGCTCATTGCGGTTCCTTGTCGGATTCTGCCTGCTCGGCCTGTTTTTGATTGAGCGCGAAAGCCGCGTTCAGCCCTTCGTGCGCCCGCACTTCCGATGCCGGGACGAACTCCATTTCGTAGCCGTCCGGGTAGTGTTCTGCATACGTCACATGGCGATCCGGTCGACTTCCTTCTGTCACACCAAGATCGCCCCACGCAAAGCCCTCATGGCTGCACCAGTGCGATCCGAGAACTGTTCCATCCTCGGCCATCGCGTATGCGATCCCATCGCCGCCGCCGACAACATTCGAGAACACATAGATTTTTGGCTTCATGCTGCTTCCTTTATAGTTAGTCGAACGCCCATCAACGCGTTTTCCAGATCACACTTGGCAATCGTCAAGTCAGTAACAAGCCGAGTCGTGACGCCGCCGGTCGAGAAATATG